GGCAGTCAATCTAATGGCGAAGGCGTATATCTGAAGCGCAGAAGTTACTCATTGGTAATGGCTGTTGCCCGACCATAGGAGCAAAATGAAACTATCAAACAAACACAAAGCAGCAATCAAGTCATATCTAAGAGCTGTGGGTGCAAGTGGTCTAACTGTTGCATTGGCAATTGTTGCTGACATTCGCCCAGAGTTTGCAGTATTACTTGGTGCATTAGTTGCACCGCTTGCTAAGGCAATTGATCCAAATTCTGGAAGTGAAGTAGATTATGGCGTTAATGCGAAATGACAGCAAACGAATGGGTTGGTTTCGCCGCAGGCATAACCGCCGTATTACTGGGTTTCTTTGGGGGTCTGCGTTATCTTATTAAAGGATGGCTTTGGACATTAACTCCTAATGCTGGATCTAGCCTTGCAGATCGACTTGCACGCATAGAAACGCGGCAAGAGGAAATGATGCGGTTTTTAGAAAACAAGAAGTAAAATTAGTTTATGGCGAACACACGAAAACCTATCAAACGCAAAAAGATCAATCGTCGCGTAGTTCGCCAAACTCCTGATCCATCAAAGATTGATGCGCATTACATTGCGTTGCACGAATGTTACAAAGCAGCTCGTAAAGCAGGATTTACACCAGAGCACGCATTCTGGTTAATGACAGAGCATAAGACTTTTCCTGATTGGGTAGTTGGTGATGGTGGCATCATTCCAAGTATTGATCCCACAGAAGAGGATGACGATTAAGCGCATCGCTTTTGTAAGCGATCTACAAGTGCCATTCTTTGATGAGGCAGCAGTCAAGTCAGTTGGCAAGTTTTTAAGCAAATGGAAACCGCATGGCACAATTTGTATCGGAGATGAAATTGATCTGCCACAACTTGGAGGTTTTAACGCTAACACAATTGATGAAATGGTTGGCAACATCCATGAGGACAGATTACAAACTCAACAGGTTTTAACTTATTTAGGTGTAACTGATGTCGTAGGCAGTAATCATGGAATTAGACTTTACAGGTCAATCAAGAAACGATTGCCTAGCTTCTTAAATTTGCCTGAAATGCAATATGAGAAATTCATGGGTTATGACAAACTAGGCATTAAGTTCCATCCTTACGGCTTGGACTGGGCGCATGGTTGGACTGCCGTTCATGGTGATGCTTTTCCGCTTAGTCAAGTGCCGGGTCAAACAGCCTTAAATGGGGCTAGAAGGCTAGGAAAAAGCGTAGTCTGTGGGCATACCCATAGATTAGGTCAATCAGCCTTTACAGAGGCTTCCAGAGGTCAATTAGGCAGGACTGTGTGGGGCGTTGAGGTTGGCAATTTAGTAGATTTGAGCAGTTCAGGCATGGCATACACAAGAGGTTATGCAAATTGGCAAACTGGGTTTGCTGTGGCTTATGTTCAGGATCGTAAAGTGCAGGTAATTACTGTGCCAATCAATGCAGATGGCAGCTTTATATTTGAAGGCAAGGTATATGGGGCTTGAAACAGACTATAAGCACCGCACGATTGATGATCATATCGATGATCTTGAGGATATTGGCGTTATCTAATCGTTATACAACACGCCGAAAGTAGATAACCGAAGGTCATTGCTTTAGGTCATACTTTATGTATGCACAGATCGCCTGTGTATATGTAGGGAGCGACATGATAGAAACAACAGCACCATGGTTAGTGCTTTACAGCATCCTAGGTTATCTAATTGGATGGTATGTAATAACAAAGATAATGGCTCAATCCTTTGATCGTGGTTTTTGGTCAGGCAGAGCAGCTGGTTGGCGAGCAGCTAATGAGCATTATGAAAAAGTCCGCAAGTTAAAATCACAATCAGTATTTGATTATGACAAGCAGAACTGAACTGTTAGATGAATGCGCCCAAATCCTTAGTCAAAGAGGATCGATTTACGGAAGCAGTCGAAGCAATCACGAACGGATCAGCGAACTGTGGTCTGCTTACTATGGAAGTTACATATCGCCTATGCAAGTCAGCCTCATGCAGCTGCTTGTCAAAGTGTCAAGGCTCTCAGAAACTCCAAATCACAAAGATAGTGTTAAAGACATCATTGGTTACGCAGCAATATATTCAGAGTTGCACGACCAATACGAGAATGATTTTGGAGTAGATGATGGCATTTAACTTAGCCGATTATGAGGATGTGGCTACTTTGAATAAGTGGTTTATATCTAACTTTCCATCTGGTCGATCTGACATATCTGTAATCAGTCATGATGCAGTTAATGGTTATATCTTGATACAAGCAACTTTGTGGCGAGATAGCAAAGACACATCACCTGCAGTTAGCAATGTTGCATTTGGCGCACGTGAGAGTTATATCCAAAACATGAAAAAGTTTTATGTTGAGGATACAGCTACAAGCGCACTTGGGCGAGCCATAATCTTACTTAAAGGATCTGACAAAACAGCTACAAAAGATGATATGAGAAAGGTTGATGATGCACCGATTAAAAACATTTATGGCAAAAGTGGCAATTCGCAAGTTATTGAAATGGCACTCCGAAAGTCATTTGCAGATGATGCTAAGCCAGCAAGCGAACCGACAACTTGGTCAGTCGGTGATGTTGCAGAAGCCTTATCGACCAAACCTAAACAGCAAGAATGCTCACATGGCTTAATGATCTTAAAAGAGGGAACTGCTAAAACAGGGCGACCTTTTTTCGGATATGTATGCAGCGCACCAAAAGGTCAGCAATGCGATGCTAAGTGGGCGGTTACAGCTGCTAATGGCAGTTGGTTCTTTAGAGAGGAGGAATAAATGGGCGAAATGATAATGATTGATGGTTCTGGTCTAACTGCTACTTTTACAGATAACGGAGTTAGGGTCGAACCATCAACGATTGTTTGTGATACTTGCAACGATGACAGATTACTTCATGAGGGCGATCTGCTTCGATGCTATTCCTGTCATTCAATCAATCGAATTCCATAGTGCCGAATTACGAATACGCTTGTGATAGAGAGGGGTCGAGTATTGTATTGGATTTACCGATGCAGCACGAAATCCCTCTTTGTCAAGTATGTGGCTTCGAATTAAGTCGTGTCTATTCAGCAGTTCCAGCAATCTTTAAGGGAACAGGTTGGGCTAGTAAAAATGGCTAAGTTTAGATGCAACTTTTGCTCATCTAACTCAGAGTTCATTTGGATGGATGGCTATTCCACAGCTGATGGTTTTAGAGTATTCCAATGCCTTAAATGCTGTGCTATTGGAACAAAGAATTTAGCAGAGGCAACTGACACTCAAGAGCCTGTAATCCGCTGCAAACAATGTGGATCATGGCAATTTGTAGATCAGCCTTGTCATACATGTTCATTGATTGGGGCAAAATGAAGTTTGCAATTGCAGATCCACCATACTTAGGCAGAGCAAATCGATGGTATGGAGCAACTGGCTGTGGTGATGGTTATGGTTTAGGAAAACCTGATATCCATCCAGAGGCTTACTTATGGGATGAACCAGCTACTCACAAAAATCTTATCAATAAGCTAATGAATGAATATGATGGATTTGCCATAGCTTTAACTGTTCATAGTCTTTCAACTTACATGGAGGAAATTGCTACAAATTCCAGAAATGGCATAAGGGTTATGGCTTGGGTTAAACCATCAGCAGTTCCATCAGGTAATAGGATACAAAATGTATGGGAACCTGTAATTGTTAAAATGCCACAATCTCGAAAGAATTACAAATCAGGTAAATCATGCAAAGATGTCTTAATTGCTCATCCGCCTAGAAATGGCTTTGTTGGTGCTAAACCAAACGAATGGACTTCTTGGGTTATGGATGCAATGGGTGTTCAAGCTGGCGATACAGTAGAAGATTTATTCATTGGCTCTGGCATGGTGTCAGAAGTTATAGCTGCAAGACAAGCGTAAGACACGCGATAATTTTATTAGATTTGGAGTGATGTGATACCCTTAAACGCAAATTCGCTTTCAGAGCGAAAGGGCGATCTGCGAAGCAGAAAGATCGCAAGGTTTGGTTTGGTAATATCTCTGTCATTAGTCATGACAATAGCCTTTCTAAAGAATGATTCCGTAGCTCTTGATAAGACCAATCATTACAGGCAATGGGCTTTTATACAGCTTAATAACATAGATCAATTTTATTGTTTAGATGAATTAAACTACAAAGAATCTAGATGGAATCCTAAAGCCAAGAATGGTTCACACTATGGTATTCCTCAAGGTAGATCTAAATACTTAAGTAGAGTTGATGGATACAAACAGATTGATTGGCAATTAAAATATATTGAAAGACGCTACTCTAATCCATGTAATGCTTTGCAGCATCATAAGATTAAGGGATGGTATTGAGTAGCAGCGCACTAAGATCTACTGGATCTACAAGACAATGGACTAAGATCAAGCAAAGGATATTAAGGCGTGATGGTTTCATCTGCCAATACTGTGGTCAAGAGGCTAATACAGTCGATCATGTAATTCCTCGTAGATTAAATGGAAACGATGCTGACGATAATCTCGTTGCAAGTTGTCGAAGATGTAATTTAGCGAAGGGTGGGCGGTTTTTTGCAGCGCAGCGGACACCACCGACCCCCCGTTCCTTTTCTAACCCACAAAACACCTCAATAAGTCACGATCAGACTGGATCGAATTGATTGATTTACAAACGGGTGAGATAAGCCTAGATCACGCTCAATCGAGATTAGGAGGTGTTCAAACACCGCGTATTTGCTCAAAACTCAATGATTTGCCGTCTAAAGGTCAAGAGATGATCGATTTTGCAACTGAGATTGGCATACAGCTGATGGATTGGCAAAAGTTTGTTGCAATTCATGCTCACAAAGTAAAAGAGGATGACCGCTGGGCTACAAATGAGGTC